TAGCGGCAAGTATATTTTACTTACTACGAATAGTACATATAAAAACTTTACTATTGGTTACGAGAAAGACGGATTAATGGTTATTTTTCTTTAATCCCATCTATAGAAAATATGTCAGAACTAAACATTCTTTCTCCCGAAACTACTACAATTGGTGCCATAACAGTTACAAGTGGTATTATATTAAAAATAGTAGAAACTATATGGAATAATAAATCTACTATGAACGAGCACACCATTCTGCGTAAAGAATTACGAGATGAATTAGATTCTGTGCGAATGTTGTTGGTTCGTATCCAAGAGGAAGTAGACGAGTGGCGTGAAAAATATTATCATCAAGTAGAAACTACAAATGAATTGTTGTATGAGGTAAGTGTGTTGAAAAATAGATTATCAAAATATGAGTCATTGACAGACGAACACAAGTACTTAGATGATTAATAATATAGTATATACTGTCACCGTGTTGGACTTCCGAATAAATCCACCGTTGGGATATCGAAATACACCGGTGATATGTACGGAACTAAAAGATGCCATTTATATAGTACGAAATAATATACGAGATTTGGCAGACAGCGCCACTTATCAATATGCCGTAATAGAAAAATCTCGTACAAATGAAATTCGTCCAAATTTAGAAACACAGAGTTTACGGTTGTGGTACAAATATAATTCAATAAAAGATGAATTTGAATCTTGTGACTCACCGGCGCAATTAAGAAATCAAACGGGATTCGGTATCGGATAACAAACGAGGATATAGTGGAAAATATAGTTTTAGGATTTGTATTGGGTGCAACAACATTAGGATTTGTAACATTAATTATAATTTCAGTACGATTACTATATGTAATTTCTGAGATGGCGACTATAGTAAAATCTATATACATATCTACAAACAAAATAGAACAGATGTCGCAAGCAACAATGCAAGCATCGGAAAATTTTGTGGATGCATTAAGTAGCGCCGTCCAGGATCCAGAGATACGACCTCATACAGGACCAAATATTTTTAAGATGTTTAGTTCGGAGGATGGAAAACACACAGCATCGACATTTGAATCGTTACTGGAAAAAATGAAAAAAGATCCAAATTACAACCAAATGTCAAATAATGATATCGAAGAAATTCGGAAGTTATTCGAAGATAATTCGGAAGAAGATGATGCCGACGATAACGACACCCTAGAACCTTGGAAAAAATAATATATGATACTCAGCGATAAAAGAATTTTACAATTAGTAAAAAAACTTAGTAAGAAACCCTTGACAAAACGAAAGGCACAACTTATCATTGATAGTGACGAACATGATACACGAATAAAGTCAGCTACGGCAGACGAAATATTTCGTGAAATGAAAAAATTACCATACGCAGATTAATCAAGTAAAACATATACACGTGCGCACGTGTAATTTAAACAAATTAACTAAAAACTTTTCTTGGTTTTTGGTATGAGTTGTCATGCGCATGATAAGCTTATTAAAGAAAGAAAAGAAAAAGAAGCAAAAAGAAAAGAAAGAAAAAAATGAATAATTATATAAATATAACAGGAACAGGATGGAAGATATTAATAGATAAAGCTATAGCTATAACAGAAACGCTAACTTTTGCTAAAATAGAATCTATTAATACAGAACATGGCATGCTTAAAATTAAGTTTGTTCCACCCCTTGACAACACACAGCAGTATATATTAGATTGTCTATCGTACAAGTTAGAGCGTGACTCCGCCAAATTATGTGAGGAATGTGGAGAATACGGATTACGAAGACAGAACCTACCAATAACTAAATGTTTGTGCATAACGTGTTATACCTTGGTATATAACACACTAATGGAGTCCGCGTCATCTCAGGTGACAAGTCAAGAACCTCAATAACGAGGTATATATGTTTTATACAGAAGAAGATGTTCAGTCAGCAGTAAACGCAGCAGTAAAGATTTTTGGAAAGCAGGGAAGCATGGACACGGGTAAAAATGTTTTTTATAATGTTGCAGTGTTTACTCGTGAATTTGGTAAGTTGTGGTATGGTGATGTAAGCACATTTGATTTGGCGGAAAAGATGAAAGCATTAAGCACCACCATCGATATGCAGGTTTCTATTATCGATGAACAGTTTAATACAATCATTGTTCCTAATTAAATTAAAATTAATAACCAACAATCTTTTTAGCAGCAATTGACAGTAACCACACGATCAACTATACTTACAGAGTACTGAGTAGGACAGTCCCGAAGCTCATCCACTAATGCGGTGTTGCTCGTACAAATATCGGGTATTTTACAAGCATTAAACTTTTATTAAAGAGGTTATTTATATGGCAAATCGTAATTCCAACACCAATTTCACGGTGAAGACCTACTCCGATTCGGAGCGTGAAGCTACTACGCGGCGTATCTCCTCGTACCTTCGTACACTCGCCAACCGTCGTACCGATGGTGTAGTGACGGCAGATGATGTACACACCTACCTCAACCGTGATGGTGTCCGTCCGCAGCAGGTTCGTACTCGTCTTTCGTTCATTAATTCGGTACTCGCTGGTAGTGGTATGTTTGAGCAGGCTGGTATGGTTTCTTCAACCCGTCCACAGGCCAAGGGTCGTTCAATCACTGCTTGGATGATCGCTTAATTAGTTAATCTAATTACTAATAAAGGGAGAGCAAATTTGCTCTCCCTTTTCTGTTTTTGTATGAGCAATGTTGTACTTATTAGAGTACATAACAGGAGGTTATATGAGTAATTCCCGAGAATATAAGACACATCCTAACGAAGTATTCCTTACACAGATGGCACCAGAGCAGCTACAATTATTTCAATTTGAAGTGGAAACATATGATAATTCAAAACCATATTTAGCTGCGTTAAAAGAACAACTATCACGATTGGAAATTAAACTATAAGAGTATTATATGCGGTTACATTTATTAGGACTTCCCCATACACAAACTACAAATGAATTTAGTCATTGTGCGTTTACGGGAAAAGTAAAACGGTTTTCTCCGATGATGCAATCTGTCGGTCATGATGTTATTCATTACGGTGTAGAAGGCGCCTATAGCGGTGCAACATATAATGTAAATGTATTGATGTATGACGAATGGATGTATATTCGTAAAAAAATATTTAAAGAAAAATATGGTGACCGTGAAGGTATGCAAAGTGATTTTATCGGTGATCTCGCTGACACAGGAAACGAGTTATATCAACTTTTTAATCAACGATTAAAAGTAGAACTTACAAAAAATTTAGACAACGATGATATAATTTGTTTACCGTTCGGGTACGCACACGAATCGGCAATATCAGAATTTTCAAATGCAAAGATAGAAACTGGTATCGGATACCCTAACTCATATCAACCGTATAGAATATTTGAAAGTTATGCATGGTATCACTATGAGATGGGGCGGCAGGGAACAAGTGGAAACGATTATCACTGGGTAATTCCAAATTATTTTGATGTGAGTGAATGGGACTATGTACACACGCCAGAAAAATATATTGCATATTTTGGAAGAATTTCTGATATCAAAGGTTTGCGAATTGTATACGAAATAGCAAAACACAGACCTGATTTACAATTTGTAATGTGTGGCCAAGGAGATCCTTCTCCATACTTGGATCTTCCAAATTTAACATATAAACCACCCATACACGGTAAAGACCGTGCACAATTTTTGGGTAATGCCATGGCAGTGTTAATGCCAACACGATATGTGGAACCATTCGGTGGGGTAACAGTTGAAGCGGAATTATGCGGCACCCCCGTTATAGGATCTTCGTATGGAAGCTTTACAGAAACAATTAAACACGGTGTTACAGGATTTACTTGTAGAACACTCGGTGATTACTTATCTGCACTAGAAAAAATAGAAGAAGGATTTCTTGAACGAAGTACAATACGAAATGTGGCAGTAGACCGATATGATATGTACAAGTTAGCAAATGATTATGATAATGTGTTTCAACAAGTATCGGATGTGCGTAAAGGAGCAGGATGGTACAGTACTCGTTCTAAAATAGGTGAGGTTAAAAAATCTATATGAATAAAATAGGTGTTGTTGGATTAGGTTATGTGGGTACCGCGGTTCAAAAAGGATTTGAATCTATACGAACGGTGGCCACTTACGATATTATAAAAGAATGTAATACAAACTCCATAGAAGATTTGGTAATGCAATCACAAATAATTTTTATTTGTGTACCAACACCAATGAATACGAATGGTACATGTAATGTTGATATTGTAAAATCTGTATTGAAGGAAATATCTGAAGTGGAAACATGGCATAAGCCAATCTGCGTATTAAAATCCACAGTAACGCCAGGTACAACAAACGAATTGGTTCGTGAATTTTCTAATTTAACAATTTGTTTTAATCCTGAATTTCTGACGGAAAGAAATTACATTAATGATTTTATGTCACAAGTAAATATTATTATTGGATATTCTACAGCACCGAAGGAAATACAACCTGTACTAGATTTGTATTACGAACGATTTCCAAATTCACAGGTATGGACCACCCCCGCAACAGAGGCGGAGATGATAAAGTATGTTGCTAATACTATGTTATCAACGAAGGTCGCGTATTTAAATGAAATATATCAGATATGTCAAAAAACAAATATTAATTATGATTCAATTGCAAATGTATTAAAATTTGATGACCGACTTGGAACAACACATTGGAATGTACCTGGACACGATGGTAAATATGGGTTTGGTGGCACGTGTTTTCCAAAAGATTTGAATGCATTAATACAATTTAGTGAACAACATGGTCAACCGACTCCTTTATTAAAAGCTATTTGGGAAAAGAATCTTGAAGTTCGACCCGAACGAGATTGGGAACACGATAAAGGACGAGCGGTAACATAATATAGATTATAATATATTATTGGGGTGACTTGACTTTTTCAGATCAGCTCGTTATATTAATACTATACACCACGGAGGTGCTATGTCAACTCAAGAAAAAAATCGTGTAATTGTTATCGAATTGGGACCAGCCACACTATTATGGATGATGCAAATTCCATTGGTATGTTTGAAGTTAACAAATGTACTAACTCTGCCATGGTGGTTGGTGTTGATTCCAATGTGGGGAGTATTCGCATTAACAATAATTCTTAGTTTAGTAGTGGGTGTTATGTGGTTAGTAAAAAATACATTTTATTTTACTAAACGATAATATGTATTTGTACGGGCATGACCTGGCTTCGACGGGGTGTGGACGATTAAGTGTTGTATCTCGTTTGGTAAGACGAGTAAAACAGACCAACAATTTCAAACGGCAACCAAAACTTAGCCTTAGCAGCCTGATCTTTTAGATCCGCTGCTTGACAAGATACTGATCCATATAAGGTATTTTGTAATCGAATATGGTATAACATTAGAAAATGAATTGATATCTAATGTAGAATTCTTCAATTCAAAGTTGCGTAGGTTCGTCACTTATTAAACACGCGATGTAGTACATACAAGTGACTATATACATAAAAACTTAATAAAAAGCAATCTCGGACGCGGGTTCAAATCCCGCCATGTCCACTTAAAGGTTCATGTTAATAATTTGATGGAGTATCTATGTTCAAATTTATTCAACATTGGATCAACACCTTGATGTTATTAATATCAGCATCATCGCAAAAAGAAGTTATTGTAGGGCGGTATAATCTTTTAATGGACGAACTTGGTCAAGCACGTACACTATCAGAATTGGTAAGTATTAAAAAACATATACTTGCATTTGATATATCTGTTAAAAAAATGGGTTCCCCGGAGTGGGCAACTAATTACACACGGTATTTAGATGCTCGGTGGAATCGCCGATATAGACTATGGAAATCACGGGATTAAAATTATGCTAAAACGCCGCATTAAAAAGACATCACGAACGGAAGTGATGAAAACAACAGGCCGTCAGTATCTTGTATGTAAGGAATGTAATGACGAAGAAGTTTTGGTGAGTACCGACATAGGTACTGTCACGTGCGGCCGATGCGTACAACGAATGAGCGCACCACCACAAAGCGTACAGAAGAAGTCGGAGGGTGAAAAGTTTCCTCGTGGTTGGCACTTTAAAGCACGATATGTACATACGGATGGTAAGGTATATGTTCGGGGACAACTAACTACCGACACCGATACACCACCCACAAAGAATATAAAGAAAAAGGTTGCTAAAAAAATTACAAAGACAAAAACTAAAAAACATGTTTAAGTTACCAAATAAACCTTTTCATACTATTCAAAAATTTTTAATTGAACATCGTCCGTTGGTATTTCGGTATTTGGTTAAAAAAATAAAATTTGCCATACAACACGATGTAACACGAGTAGAACTGTTTGAATTACCAAATTCACAAACCACAAGACATGTGGCGGTGGTTAAAGAAATTGATTATGAAAAAGTTTTGCAACAAGCTATGGATGTGTGTTCTGAAGTAGAAGATTACGAAACAGCGGCAAACGCACGAAATACAATCCGACTGTATAGAGAAAAACACATCACCAAACTATTAAATGAAATCGATACAGAGGAATAATTTATGGCTATAGAAACAACTCGATGTGTTGTTTTGAATGCCACATACGAACCAATCGACACGGTATCGGCAAAACGAGCATTACTACTGTTTTTAGAAGGTAAAGCGGTTATTGTGGAAGCACATCCAGAATTTGTTATGCGATCTCCTAGGCAAACATTTCCTGTCCCTCTGATGATTGCCCTTAAACATTATATTAAGGGAAGACGCGTGTTTACAACCAAAGCATTATTGACACAAAAAAATTTATTTACACGAGATGGATACACTTGTCAATATTGTGGTAGAAAGAAAAGCCAATTAAAATTATCGGAATTTTTAACGAGGGATCATGTGATTCCTACGGCAAAGGGCGGACGAGATATATGGACAAATGTTGTTACTTGCTGTAACGAATGTAATAATAAAAAATCTGATTATTTGATGCACGAAATTAATATGACATTGTTAAAACCATTACAAGAACCAACGATATTCGAAATTTGGACACGACAACAACAAAAATTATACGGATGTAATAAAGTGGTATTATAATGTTAGTTGAATCAAAAATAAATGGTAAGAAGTGGTTGTGGGTTAATATACAAAAAACCGCAACCACTTCGACATTAAAAACTTTCTTTCCAGAGAAAGAATATAATCAGCAATCACATCAAATTTATGTTGATTTGGTTCGAATGTATGGATACCACGATACATTTACAATGGTAAGAGATCCTATTGATAGATTTTTATCGGGGATAAATCATTTATTCAGCGTGTGTGAATGTAAACGATGTATAATAGATGTAACCATACCGACAACAACCGAAGAAGTTATTTTGTTTCTTAGTGACATGTTACGACTAAAAAAGAAAACACCAAATTTTTTTGAAACTGCTTATAGAAATTCACAAAATAGTTTACATTTAGAAGTGGTGAATAGTATACAAAAAAGATTTTCTCGTAATATTACAGTAGGTGATGTACAATGTATTCGTTGGCCAGTAATAATACCTCAACACTATATCTTACACAAAGCAACAAATATAAAAATTTTTAAATATGAACAAATAGAACAGTTTTTTCATTTTGTAGAGACTGAACTAGGATACAGCGTAGTACAAGAAAAATTTAGAAACTACACAAATAAACTAAGTAATGTTGATGTGAATAATTCCACATTAAGAACTTTGATATATGAATTACACAAAGAAGATTTTAAATTATACGGTTATAACATATGTTAGTTGAATCCAAAATTGATAAATCACAGTGGATATGGATTAATATACCCAAAACAGCATCAACATTTATTCGAAATTGTTTGTATGGAAATAAAAATATATTAGATGGACAAACACACCTAACCTATTTAGAAAATGTGCATTTGTATGGGCAACAAAACGCATTTACCGTGGTACGAGATCCATTAACAAGATTTAAATCTGGATTAAATCATATTTTTAGTGAATGTAATTGTGGTAAGTGTACTATCTTTTATGATCGACCGCCAACAACAATTGAGGTAGTTTCTTTTTTAAGTGATTTAGTAAAATTAAATAATAAACATGAAAATTTTCACTATTTATCATACCAAACAGGTTCCAGTAAACTTTGGTTGGAAATATTGAAAAGTATGCAAATAAATTTTATAAAAAGTAGAATATTGAATGATCCTTCCAATTGTGTAATGTGGGCTTTTATATTACCTCAATTTCTATACCTTGACAAAATACAAAGTCGGGATTATATTTTTAAATATGAAACATTAAACGACTGTGCAGAGTTTATACAGAATAGATTGGGATATACAGTAGATACATCGGTTAAACACAGACAATATTCATATAAACTTTCTAATGTAGATTTTACAAATAAAGAACTTTTGGATCTATTAAAAAATTATTATAAAGAAGATTATACTGAATTAAACTACTAAAATTTAAAGAGGTTACTATGCTCGACTACGAAGAAAAAGCCAAACAAAACCTAGAAAAGTTTAACGCATTTCTTGCCGACGATCCTCGGTTGGATAAATTAAATGAGATGTACGAAACCTTCGGAGAACAGTTAATTACTGCACCTGCATCTGGACGAGTGCATTATCATAACGCATTTCCTGGTGGGTATCTTGATCATGTAGTTCGTGTAGCTGAAGCATCGATGAAAATGGCTACCATATACAAGTCCATGGGTGGTGTTATTGATTTTACTAAGCAGGAAATGATTTTTTCTGCACTACATCATGATCTTGGTAAATTAGGTAACGAACAAGGTGCGTATTATCTAGATCAAGATTCTGACTGGCATAGAAAGCGTGGTGAGATGTACAAGTATAACGAAAATATTCAGTATATGCCGGTCACCGACCGAGCATTGTACATCCTACAGAAATTTGATATTTCCGTCACAGAGAAAGAATGGATTGCAATTAAGTTGTCCGATGGTATGTACGATGATAGTAATAAAGCATATTTAAAAAACCACGGTGTATATCCCATGAAGACAAATCTACCGTATATCATTCATTGGGCAGATCATATGGCATGCACAGTTGAACGAGATCAGACGAAGTTTTAATATTAAGAATTAATTAAGTTTTTATTTTGATATTGACTACTGTGTATAATCTTGTATATTCATAGTAGACAATGCACTTATGGCGGAATTGGCAGACGCACCAGCCTTAGGAGCTGGCGGGAAACCGTGGGTTCGAATCCTACACCTTCCGTACATATAATTGTAGCGAATCATAGTGAGTAGTCCGGATAGGCGCTATGAATAACGACTTAGGGGGGCGTTGATAGGTGTGCCTAAGCCTTAACTATCTGCTCGGGATAGGTAAAGGGGAGCAACAAAAGCCGTAGAATGTCTTCCTCTATATTATAGTGGCGAGACTAGCATGGTGTTAGGGATGGCCTCTTAACATACGTCGATGAACTGCTGTTAGACAGTCATTCTACTACTCATTGCCAGTTGAGGAAAGCGCGCGGGCTCATGACCCGAACTGGTATACGCACTTATGGCGGAATTGGTATACGCGCTTGTCTTAGGAACAAGTCCGAAAGGATGGGGGTTCAAGTCCCTCTAAGTGCATATGTGGTGGTGGATACAAAATGAAACATATGTGCAGAAAAAACTGCATTTAACTACTGAACATTACATCAAGGTTGACATTTAATATGAAAGTTTCAATTGGTCGATATCCAAAAGATCCTAATAAAACACAAAAAGTTAATGTTCGTATTGACAAATGGGATACATGGAGCATGGATGCCACGTTGGCGCACATCATTGTTCCCATGCTGAAACAGTTGAAAGCAACAAAGCATGGCGCACCTCTTGTTGAGCTGGAAGATGTACCAGAACATCTTCGTTCAGAAAAAACAGATGAATATGGGGTAGATGCCACGCATTTTGAACGGTGGGATTGGGCCATGGATGAAATGATTTTTGCATTTGAAAGCAAACTCATTGAATGGGAAGATCAGTTTTGGAAACGGTCACCAGAATTAGATGTAACAACCTATCCAGAAGATGCAGGTAAAGATATGATTCCTCTTCGTTGGAAAGATGAAGGTGATTGTGATTGGGATGGTATGCGTGAATATGGAACTCGTATACAAAATGGATTTCGGCTGTTTGGTAAATATTACCAACACTTGTGGGATTGATAAATGATATCATCGATTTTAATTTTTAGTGTAGTTGCAATTATTGTGGTGGGTGGTACATTTCTAATTGCAAAATTTTTAGAAACGCAAGAATAGTATATTCCCAGATAGCTCAGTTGGTAGATCCGCGCACTGTTAATGCGCTGGTCGGGGGTTCAAGTCCCTCTCTGGGAGCTTTATAAACATTAAGTAAAACAAAAATGAAAAATTTAATTGTAGTAGGACATCCCGATAAAAAAAGTTTTTGTTATAATGGTATTTTTAAAACTATACAAGATACCTTGAAACAAGGTAATAACGAAGAAATACAAATAATTGATTTATATAAAGACGATCTTTCCATTAAAAAGAAAGAAGTTATCAATCACTACCAAGAGCTTGTAACTTGGGCGGATCGTATTTATATTATCTCTCCTGTGTGGTGGTTTCGGTGCACCCCACTAATGGAAGAATTTTTTGATGTGGTATTTACACCTGGATTTGCATATAAATTTATTCCGTTGTTTCCTAAATACGGATATCCAAAACCATTGTTATCACATAAAAAAGTTCGGACATATTTAACGCACGGCGCACCCTCACTTCCTGTATATCTTTTATACTTTAATGCGGTGAAACTTCGATTGGTACTAGGAGTATATTCATTTGTCTTTGGATGGTTTAAAACAAAAACACGCCAATTCTGGAGTGTTCCGTTTGTAGACGAACATGTACGAATAAAATATCTTAAAAAGGTTGCACATGATGTATTAAAGGATTTAAAATGTGTAGGAAAAAATAAAATTACACATTCGTAATTTTTAGTTTTGTTCATTTTTATTTGGAGAATAGTATGAAAAAATTTTTGTTAGTAGCAGTTGCATCACTTTCACTCATGGCATGCACAGATGATGTCATTACCACGCCTGCGTTTGAATCCAAGGTCACGACCATTGTGGTGACGCCCACCGCCTCCCAGTTAGAAATGGGGCGGACCGTCACGTTAACGGCAGTTGTCAAGGATCAGCGTGATTCTGTCATGACGGGCAAGACGGTGACATGGATGTCAAACAACACAACTGTTGCCACGGTTGTAACCGCGGTGGCCACTGCAGGCACGACCACGGCAACGGTCACGGGTGTCACCAAGGGCACGGCAAATATTGTCGCCTCGGTTGAAGGCAAGAGCACAACAATTCCTGTGTTCGTGGTTGATCCCACCGTCGCCACGGTCACTGTTACGGCAACGGTCCCCACATCGTTTTTCGTGGGAGAGACATTACAGGCAACGTCTACTGCACGAGATGCCAGTAATAACGCCTTGACATCATTCATCACCACCTGGACATCAAGCGCGCCCACCGTTGCCTCTGTGTCTACGTCAGGATTGATCACGGCATTGACGGCAGGCACCACCACCATCACGGCATCTTCTGGTGGAAAGACGGGCACGTTGAACATCACGGTGACCTTGGTCCCGGTTGCCCGTGTGGTTCTCACGTTGCCCAAGGCGGCACAGGTGGGACGTAGCACCAGTGTTGCGGCAGATTTGCTTAATAGTTCAGGCACGGCATTGTCAAGCACATCTCGTACATTTGGCTGGCATAGCAGCAATGAGTCCATCGCCACGATTTCTGCAACAGGTGTCATCACTGGCCTTACCTACGGCAGCACGATTGTCACTTGCGTTGTTGAAAACAAAGTTGGCACATTGGTGGTGAATGTCACGGAAACGGGCATCAATTACATTGTGGTGTCACCTGATAGCTCAGACCTCAAGGTGGGTGCCACGCGCCAATACACCGCTACTGCGTTTGATGTTGATAGTGTGGCGTTGAGTGTGTCGGCATTGGCTGGTCGCCCGTTCACCTGGACCGTCGCCAATACGGAAACGGCACGAGTGTCCGATACAGGGCTTGTGTTGGGTATCGCTACAGGAACCACATTGGTGTCAGCTTCAATTGGAGCAGTTTCAGATAATGCAAAAGTGGTAATTGTTCCATAACATATTATGATGGATAACACGGCGGCCTGAACTGGGTGAGGCACCGCTTTCATAAGGCGGTTCATGTGGGTTCGAATCCCACCCGTGTTACTAAAATTTGGGAGTGCGGCAACGTTGGAGAGTTGCCTTTGACTGTAAATCAAATGCCTTCGGCTGAGTAGGTTCGAATCCTTCCACTCCCACATTTACATAAACGATACTTGGTGTAATTTCAAAAATTTAAATTTATTATACCCCCGTGGTCTAATTGGATAAGACAACATTCTTCTAAAGTGTCCGATGGGAGTTCAAATCTCTCCGGGGGTGCTTACGGTGCGATGGCTGAGTGGCTGAAGGCAGGGGTCTGCAAAACCTTTGGAGAAATCCCACGCCAGTTCGAATCTGGCTCGCACCTTTTTATATTATAGGAGATTATATTATGGATAGTAAACAAGTCAAGAAAGTTGCAGCGAATTCAATAGCTATTATCGTAATAGTATTATTTGGAATTATTCTATTTATTGGTGAAACAAATCCAACTATGTTACAAGGTGGTGATATTCAACATGCTATAGACACCGTACAGGACAAATGAAACACATATTATATGCAAAACCCAGAACACTGACCGACACCGAAGAACATATTATAGTAAAACGAAAGTGGTGGGCGGTTATACTACTAATAGTAGGTGGTATAATGTTAGCGGGTAGAATTCCTAATATTCCACCGGCAATTCCATACATATTTTTCTTTTTTGGCCACGGTGGAATGTTGCATAGTTTCTGGAAAAAACACGATTACCCAATGGGTATTGTCAATTTAGCGTGGTTGCTTATTGATATCATCGGTATGATACGATGGTTGTAAAATTACCATGTATAAAAATATATAAATTAAAGATCGAAAAACATATGCCACCGAAGAGAAATTACAACTACTTGACAATATAAAAGAACGAGGTTATAATGTTATCAAAGATGACACCAAATGATAAGTTAAAGTTAGTCGCTGCATTGAAAGATATGAGTACATCCATGACTCGTGTTGATGCGGAACGAGATTTGCAAAAGAACATTAAAAATGATATTAATAAAGAACTAGATTTGAGTAAAAAAGTTTTTTCGAAGTTAGCAAAAGTATACCACAAACAAAACTTTGCTGATGAAGTAGCAACGCATCAAGAGTTTGAATCGTTGTATGAGGAAGTTACAAAGTAATGTGGATTGGAGCATTGGTCTATCGGTTAGGACGCTAGCCTGTCACGCTGGAAGGACGAGTTCGATTCTCGTATGTTCCGTTTAACTTGTGAATATGATTTATGAAACTATTATTTTTATCAGTATGTGGTAAATTAGACGAACCAGAAGATACGAAATATATTAATTTGTATCTGGCATCGTTAAAACAAAATGTAGTACCATATTTTGATGTTAAGGTAATATTATTGACCACATATAAAATAGAAAATTTACAAGAAAGTTTATTGCAAAAACAAATTGATGAATATGGTCTATCAGACATCATTGAATTAAAAACTATAAATGAACTGGAGCTACCAGAAAAATCTTTAACTTACATCAAAACTGTTAATTGGTTTAATCGTATAGGTATTCACATGAATGTGTTGTACGATTATTCTTCACGATACAATTTTTTTAATGCAGATTGGATATTTCATGTTGATACTGATTCTGAATTTTTAGAAAATTTTCAAACATGCATAACAACAATAAATGAACTAACAAAAGCACATCCACGCATAGTAATATCGTTGGCAGGAGATTCATATCCGTCTAATATTGTAAGCGGTAGTACCGAGTATGTATTTACTGAAGTAGCACGTGCTAATTTTTATGAAGGTGACGGTGCTGACAAACAAGATAACTTTGTAGTTATTGATGAAAAGGAAATGCGTGAAGACGATCATAGAAGAAAATATAATTCAATGGTGTTTAGTCCTTCGCAAATGAAAGTTAGAAATGATTTCGTAGGAATTTCCAGAGAAGCATCGAGTATAGCAAATTTTAATTGGGTGTTTATGTATTATCACGAACACTTTAAAGATAATGGTCCGTTACAAACAATGTGGCCTGATAAAGCATTAAAATTAGATAATAATAATAAATTGTACGAAGTACCTGTTCCTCAAATTCATATTAACTATCATATGGGAGGAATGTTACAATATAAGTTACATAGTAATGAAGTGGATATAGTTAGAGTACAATTACCTGGATATACACACGCTGTACACCATTATAGTTCTGGGTGGTTTAATGGAAATTTTATGAAACGATCACTTGAAACATTGAATTCCAAATATCAAGAAACAAAAGAAATTTGGAACAAAGATTACGAATGAAAATTGGAAGGTTCGCATAATGGTATTGCACCGGTCTACTAAACCGACAACCGTAAGGTTATGTGGGTTCAACTCCCTCACCTTCCGTAATATAAAAAATTAATAAAGTACCCCTTGACAACAGAACAACTTCGATGTATATTACTAATGTTGAGTGAAACGATGTTTGAAAACAGAAACACAACGCCCTTATAACTCAATTGGCAGAGTAGCTGGCTTTTAACCAGTAAGTTCTAGGTTCAAGTCCTAGTGGGGGCATTTGTTGTAGAATCTACCCGCGGTAGGAGTATACTTCCCGCGCCACACGATTAATTCTCTATCGGCCCTTACGCGAGACACCACTACACCGGTGCATGGGAAATACCGTAAGCACGCCCTCGTGAATGGAAAACATGTGTGAGGATGGCACCATGAAGAATAGGTAGATTCTCCCCTATAAAATGGGGGGATGTAGTACCATCCATTTTGCTCCGATGGTGAAATTGGTAAACACTCGACACTTAAAATGTCGCGCTCGTAAGGGCTTGTCGGTTCGATTCCGACTCGGAGCACTATGTATTAAAATGTTGCGGGTGTAGCTCAGTTGGTTAGAGCGCAACTTTACCAAAGTTGAGGTCGCCGGTTCGAACCCGGCCACCCGCTTATATTATTTTATAAAAACGGGCGGTGAGATGTAATGGGTGCATACTTCCTTTGCAAGGAAGTTGAGGGGTTCGATTCCCACACTGTCCACTTGAAAAAATTAATTGGGCGAGGTAACGTGCAGAAAGACGTTTCTGTGGGAGTCACCACACGGTAGCCCCGTGTTCAGGAAGCCGGTTCGAATCCGGCCTCGTCCACTTGGGTGATTAGCTCATCTGGTTAGCGTATTTGAGTGGAAACACGGTGTTTGACATGGGTTCGATATATGTATATGTACCATCATTAAACGCATACTAATATGAAAACTTGTCCAAAATGTAAAACACCGCACGATAAACAAGGTACATTCTGTAGTAGAAAGTGTGCTAATAGTAGAAGCTGGTCGATAGAGGATAAAGAAAAAAAAAGAACAGCAAATTTACAATCACCTAAAATACTATTGCTAACCTCGCGTATAAAAAGTTGTCAAATCTGCGGAGTGGAGTTTCAAACGACACATCGAGTATCCAGAAGTAAAGCTTGTTGCGGGGAAGTGTGTCAAAAACAATTTATGTTTAATAGTAATTCTACTGCTCAACAGAAAAGATGTCAGTCATTAAGTGAAAAACTTCGATTGAGAGATATTGGCAGGCGTGGCGGGTTTGGTAAAAAGGGAACAACTGCAGGTGGGACAAAATATCAGTCTACTCTGGAAAAAAATTGTTTTGAATATTTAGAAAACAAACATATACCATTTATAGCACATAGACCCCTACCCAATTCATCAAAAATATCTGATTGTTATATACCGTCGTTGGATTTGTGGATAGAAATAGATGGCATTGATAGAGAAAAACGACAGAAGTGGTTAGAAAATGAATATAGATTTTGGCAAGATAAAATGCAGCAATATGAATCTCGAAATCTAAAACTAGCTGTAGTAAAAACAGTAGATGATTTGGCTCGCTTAGTGTAGCGGTTTGCACGTTTGGTTTACATCCAGAAAGTGACAGGTTCAAATCCTGTAGCGAGCACTTACCTTTTAACCAAATGTATATGACTTCAAAATTTAAAATTGGAGATGTTGTCAATAACATTTTGCTTAGTAGTTGTACACCTACCACCGGTAGTTTTCCGTGGGACGGCGAATCAAAAGCTACAATCGTAGCGTTCCATCCAGACGGCATTCCTTGGAACGATACTCATACGTTGCCAAATACATATATGATTGAATATGAATCTACTACGAAATGGGGAACGCAGTGGGGTTCGTGGAGTAGAATTCGTCCTGCATATGAACATCAGTTGAAGTTGATAGTTGAGTAAAAATTATTTATTACATTTACTAGGTTACATTATGAAAGCACGCGTTGTTCAAATGTTACGAGCACAAGCAGAAGCAGAGCGACAGAAAGCATTACTGTCGTTAGAATTACTAATGAATGTTCCTGTGGGTATTGGTGATCACTCCACGGGAGATTTTTATAAAAATGCAGAAGAAGCATTACAAATGCTCGTTGATGCAGAAGATAAATTAGAAACACTTACTAAGTATTTTTCTGAATAAGAGAGGGACCACTAATAAAGGGCTCCAAAGCAGCGTCGATGCAAGCGGGAGTCGTCTGGAGTGATGCCAGACCGAAGATAGGGAACTGCGTTAAAAAGACCCTGCCGCCTGCATAGTGTAGAAGCAACATGCGACCCTTCCAAGGTTGAGTCCCGGTGGCAGAATCCGGTGTGGGCTTCCCATGGGCATACATGGGTGATAGGTAAATGTGTCTTGATGCTCAACATGCCAATCAAGACAAACGAATGATGAATGACAATGAAATGCCCTTGTGATGGAATGGTATACATGGCAGTTTCAAAAACTGCTGCCTCACGGTGTGTGAGTTCGAATCTCACCGAGGGCACTAGATGAACAAATTATAGGGCGGTAGCTCAATTGGTAGAGTCTACGGTTTGGGACCGTAATGTTGCAGGTTCAAGTCCTGTCCGCCCTACTATAATACGAGGAGATAATATGACAGAGTTGATTAGTAAATATTTTGAAGCGTTTAACAACAAAGATTTGGTCACATTATCCGAATTATATGCAGATAATGTTATACTAAATGAATGGAACGAAAACATCTTTACAGGTAAAGAAGCAGTATTATCTGCAAACAAAACATTATTTGATAAATTTAATAGTGTGGTGATAGAAGTACTTAGTTCTGGTGTCGATGAAATTAGTAATATATCAGCATCATATATTTCGTTAAATGAAATTTCTGTGTCGTTGGATGATGATACGCATATCACGGTAGTGGATATTATTGAAGTAGTGGATAATAAAATTCGCGGTGTGATGGCATATAGAGGATTCTAATGCGAATCGCAGTATTCTCGACACCCAGAACATGTAGTACATTTATGTGTGATGTAATTGCAAATAATTTTAATGTAATTAATCACAACGAAGGAGTGTACTCGACATTTGGTACAAATACAGAAGGTAAGATTGAATGGTTAAAGTCAAATAATGATTATGTTGTAAAATTGTTTGCAAAATATTTTTTTGATAATTTATATATTATACAAGAAACATTTGATTGGAATATGTTTGATCATGTGTTTATAACCGAAAGAAACGATCTAACAGAGCAAATGGCAAGTATATATAATATCTGGCATAATGGTAACAGTGGTGATTATATAGATTTTACTACCGATGATACTATCGATTTATATAATCGTCATAAAAATTATATGCAAACTTTTTATGATATTAAAAAACACTTATTAGAAAATCACAAAAGCGTACATGTGATTGAATATGAAAAATTACAGACAGATCCAATACCATATTTAAATGATATAACGGGTATAACATTTACAACATCAACGGATAGACTTACGAAAACAAATATAAATTATAAAGAAAAATACACAAACTATGATCGATTAAATACTATTATTAATAATTGGAACTTAATCAAAACTTAATAACCAACACTTGACAATCGTATTCTTCTGATGTATATTACTAATGTTGAGTGATTGAAAACTGAACTACTAACGCCACCTTCGTCTATCGGTTAGAACATTTTTTCAAAGTATCATACTACTTATAGTAAGTGATTAACCGAGAAATATATGGCAAACCTAGGTGGATATAGAGAAGGATCGGGAAGAAGTAAGTCAGGGTATTATAAAGGAATCTATTGCGGATCTACTTATGAACTTTGTTGGGTGATATATGCACTCGACAACGGAATAGAATTTGATAGATTTAAAGGAATACTGCGAGATAATAATCTATCCTATGTTCCCGACTTTCTCTTGAAGGATGGAAAAACAATAATAGAATTAAAAGGATATGAACTCAAAGAATCTGTGAATAAAAAAACGCAATTAGCAGAAAGTCTCGGGTATACTGTAATTGTCTTACGAAAAAATGATTTAAAAGATGTATTTTCATATGCAGAACAAAAATATAAAACTAAGAAATTTTATACATTGTATGATGAATATAAACCAATATATGAATATCAATGTGCTCAATGTGGTTCTAAAATTTTAAGAGATAAGCAATGTAAAAAATCCATCGCAGTTTGTTCACGAAAATGTTCAATGTTGCATAACAGACTAGTTCAAGTATCATCTAGGATAGGTACTCCCAATCAAAGAGCTAAAGAGTTTTATAATAAACACAGAGACAGAGTTTTAGCTAGACGAAGAGAACTCTACTTAGAAAAAAAATTGGCCTCATAGATTAGTGGTTAGATCGACGCTCTTTCAAGGCGTAGGGCGGGTTTCGAATACCCGTGGGGCTACTATTAACGGTATGTAATTATTACCCGCCACGAGCCAGCTAGGTTGAAGGCGCTCGTCTTATATACGAGAGATGCTCGGTTCAAATCCGAGGTGGCGGACTTTTTGAAAATATGGTCCCTTAACTCAGCTGGTTAGAGTGCTCCACTCATAATGGAAGAGTCGTCGGTTCAAGTCCGACAGGGACCATTAGTAATTCCCGTCCGTTTCTATATGCAGTGGACGTTAAATAAAGCATATTCGGTACATGAACTCCGACAATATTCATGAGTGGTCGCACCAGCTCAAGTGGTGGAACGGGTTCGGGAAAAGTATTGATTAGCTACCAATATTTGGGGAACCTACAAGATACCGTGGAAAGTATCTGATAATCCCCGCCCACTATTGGCCTATCGTATAATGGTTATTACTCTTGGCTTTGAACCAAGTAACCAAGGTTCGATTCCTTGTAGGCCTATGTAGTACGATTAATTTTTCTTTCTGCGGTTCTAGTGTAATAGATAGCACATCTGGTTTCCAACTAGAAAGTCCGGTGCAACTCCGAGGAACCGCTCTTTTGTAGTATGTAGTATAATTCTAAACTAGGAGACAATATGCGTAAATTAATGATTATGGCAGCAGTTTTGATCACTGCGTGTGCAAAGGGTGAAGCAGTTACGACAGATAGTACAACAGTGGATAGCACGGTTACGGTAGTAGATTCAACCGTTACACCTACGATTACAGTAACGCCTACGGATACAACACTCGTTACCCCAGAAAAGTAATACTATAATAAGAACACTCTTGTGCGAGGTGTGACGCACTTGTTGTGGTGGCAGGAAGAACAGGGAACTGTTTGATAGAGAGTGTTCTTATTTTTGGAAAGGTGGCCAAATTTATTAGTATTTGATACTTTTTCTATTAACCTCACTATTTATTAGTGTAATTTTATAATAGGAGAAGTTTATGCCAAATGTACATTCAATTAAAAAATGTCCTGTTTGTGGATTGGAAACTCGTAGAGCAGGTAAACATTGTTCACAAAAGTGTGCTAAGCTATTAACTCGTGATAAAAAAATCAAATTGTGGTTAGAAGGAAATCATGATGGTATGCGAGGAAAAACATCTACTGCTTATTGGATTAAAATACATTTAATTGAACAACGTGGTGAGAAGTGTGAAAAATGTGGATGGAGAGAAAAGAACATCCATACAGGAAAAATACCAATAGAACTTTCTCACAAAGATGGTGATTTTAAAAATAATAAAATAGCAAATTTAGAACTTATTTGTCCAAACTGTCACGCATTAACCGATAGTTACAAAGGTGCAAATAAAAAATCCGGAAGACCAAGAAGTAAATATTATAGAGGTATGTAAATTTAGGACAGGTGGCAGAGTGGTCTATTGCAGTGCTCTTGAAAAGCACCGTACCGAAAGGTACCGAGAGTTCGAATCCCTCCCTGTCCGCCTTCGCCCCTGAAGCATTAATGGTGATGCACAGGTTTTGTAAACCTGAGAACTCGGATCGTTACCGGGCAGGGGCTCTTATAAACTAATTTAAAAGTACATACACTTTATATTTATATAGGACTCGCACCGTAGTGGTGGAGTCCTTTTTCCGTAGTGATCAGTTGAATGTTTCCGATGTTGATGTAAAGTTTGATAATGGGTTA